GTAGACTTAGGTGATCTTGTAGGCGTAAGGCCAAACTCTAAGTACGAGTTTATCATAGAAGGAGAAAGGCTTTATAGAGTGCTATCTAGTTTTATTACAATTAAATATGAATATCAAGGAGACGAAGAAGAGTATAATCCAAGCTGGGCATAAGGCCGTTGAAGAGCTCATCAAGGTGGCTAAAGAGGCTATCGTTGATAGTGGTGATGATATTACTGCTGACAGACTTAAAAACGCCGCTGCAACGAAGAAACTCGCTATATTTGATGCATTTGAAATACTTAACAGAATACAAGAGGAAGAGGCGATACTCAGTGGAAAAGAATCTGAGAAGAAAGAGGAGCGAGTGTTTAAAGGATTTGCTGAAGGAAGATCTAAATGAGTTACGAGCAAACACTATATAGTATAATTGAGCCTATTAAGAAAACTACAATAAGTAGACTTAATAAAGGTAGAAAATGGAAGTATGGGTATGACAAAGAGCACGATGTTGTCGTTATATCAAAGACTGGCCAAATAGGTGAGATATACGAGATTCAAAACTTAAAAATTGCTTTACCAAAAGCGCCTAGTAACGTTTACACTAACGACGAAAAAAAATGGCGTAAAATAGAATATCCTAAGCCTTTAGAAAAAATAAAAAATATATTTGACTGGAGAGCTTACCCTGAAGAGCAAAAAGAACAATGGTACGATTACATAGATGAAGAATTTAAAAGAAGAGACGAAGGTTTCTGGTTTCGCAACGCTAATGTTTCAACTTATCTTACAGGAGCTCACTATATGTACCTCCAATGGTCGAAAATAGACGTTGGTGCGCCAGACTTTCGTGAAGCTAATAGATTGTTTTTTATATTTTGGGAAGCTTGTAAAGCTGACAAAAGATGCTACGGCATGTGTTACCTTAAAAACAGACGTTCTGGCTTTTCTTTTATGAGCTCTGCTGAAACCGTTAACTTAGCTACAATATCGAGTGATAGTAGATATGGAATACTATCCAAAAGTGGGGCTGATGCAAAAAAGATGTTTACTGACAAGGTTGTGCCTATATCAATAAATTATCCTTTTTTCTTTAAGCCAATACAAGATGGTATGGACAGACCTAAGTCTGAGCTAGCGTACCGTGTACCAGCGAGTAAGTTTACTCGTAAGAAAATAGAGGTAAACGAAAAACTAGAAGATATAAAAGGTCTAGACACTACGATTGACTGGAAGAACACTGGTGACAACAGTTATGATGGTGAAAAACTTTCTTTACTTGTACACGACGAAAGTGGCAAGTGGGAAAGACCTGATAATATACTAAACAACTGGCGAGTTACAAAAACTTGTCTTAGACTAGGTTCTAGAATAGTTGGAAAGTGTATGATGGGTTCAACAAGCAACGCCTTAGATAAAGGTGGTGATAATTTTAAAAAGTTATATCAAGATAGCGATGTAACACAAAGAAATAGAAATGGTCAAACACGTTCTGGTTTATACTCTATGTTTATCCCAATGGAATGGAACTATGAAGGATTCATTGATGAATTTGGAGCCCCTGTGTTTAATACTCCCGGACGCGACGTTTGTGGACCCGATGGTGAACTAATAGACATAGGTATTATTGAGCACTGGGAAAACGAAGCTGATGGATTAAAAGGAGATCAAGATGGTTTAAATGAATTTTACCGTCAGTTTCCTAGAACAGAAGAACACGCTTTCAGAGATGAAGCGAAAAACAGTATATTTAACTTAGTTAAGATATACGAACAAATAGATTACAATGAAGGCATTAGAAATAGCTCTGTAGTTAACACGGGTAATTTCCAATGGGTGAACGGAGTAAAAGATACAAAGGTAGTTTTTTATCCAGATCCAAAAGGTAGGTTCAACATTAGTTGGGTTCCACCAGTAAACCTTCAGAATAGAGTTATAATAAAGAACGGAGTTAAACACCCGGGTAATGAGCATGTTGGTGCTTTTGGGTGTGATAGCTACGATATTAGTGGAACGGTAGACGGTAAAGGATCTAAAGGTGCTTTGCATGGTTTAACAAAGTTTTCAATGGAAGACGCTCCGCCAAATCACATGTTCTTAGAATACATTGCAAGACCACAAACCGCTGAAATATTTTTTGAAGACGTGTTAATGGCTTTAGTATTTTATGGTATGCCATTGCTCGCTGAGAACAATAAACCTAGATTGCTTTACTATTTAAAACGTAGAGGATATAGAGGTTTTAGTATGAATAGACCAGACAAAACATGGAACAAGTTGTCCGTGGCAGAAAAAGAAGTTGGTGGTATACCAAACTCTAGTGAAGACATAAAGCAAGCTCACGCTGCGGCAATAGAAATGTATATACAAGACCACGTAGGCCACAAAGGTGACGGTAATTACGGAAACGTATACTTTAACCAAACGCTGAATGAGTGGAGTAGGTTTGATATAAATAAACGTACAAAGTTTGATGCTGCAATAAGTTCTGGCTTGGCTATAATGGCTTGCAACCGGCACTTATACAAGCCTCACGCTGACATAAAAAAACCAGCATTAAACCTTAACATATCAAGATATACTAACACTGGTAACACATCAAAAATAATAAAATAAAAATATGGCAGAGTCTGTTGTAAACAATTATTTTCCAAGTCAAGTCGTTAGCGACGCTGAAAAAATAAGTTATGAATACGGTTTAAAGGTGGCTAAGGCTATTGAATCAGAATGGTTTAATGATAACAGTGGTAGTCACAGGTACGAAGACTATCAGAATGATTTTCACAGACTAAGGCTTTATGCTAGAGGAGAACAGTCAATAAAGAAATACAAAGACGAGCTTTCTATAAACGGCGACTTATCATATTTAAACTTAGACTGGACGCCAGTGCCAATTATACCTAAGTTTGTAGACATTGTGGTTAACGGCATAGCAGAACGCGTGTACGATATTAAAGCGTACTCTCAAGATCCTAATGGCGTTGCTAAACGAACAGAGTATATGGAAAGTATACTTGGTGATATGGCAGCTAAAGAAATGAATGACTTTGCGGCTGAAGAGTTTGGCATGAATTTGTATGAAAACGATCCTGAAACTTTACCACAGACACAAGAAGAGCTAGAGCTTCACATGCAGCTAACTTACAAGCAAGCCGTAGAAATAGCTGAAGAGCAAGCTATAAAAGTTTTGATGGAAGGCAACAAGTACGATTTAATTAAAAAGCAATTTTTTTACGATCTAACTGTATTAGGTATTGGCGCTGTAAAAACTAGTTTTAACACGTCTGAAGGCGTTACTATAGATTATGTTGATCCAGCTGATTTAGTTTACTCTTATACTGAATCGCCGTATTTTGATGATATATACTATGTTGGTGAAGTTAAAGAAATACCCATAAACGAATTAGTTAAGCAGTTTCCTCACTTAGAGCAGTCTGACTTAGAAGAGATACAACAAGCTGGAACTGATACTTCATCAAACAGAAATAGAAGTAGAGGCTTTAGCCGTGAAGACAACAACAAAGTTCAAGTTTTGTACTTTAACTACAAGACGTACATGAACGAAGTTTACAAAATAAAAGAAACAGGTAGCGGTGCTGATAAAGCTATAGAAAAAGACGATAACTTTAATCCACCTGAAGAAGCTGAAAACTTCTCTAAACTACAAAGATCAATAGAGTGTCTATATGAAGGCGCTATGGTTTTAGGCACAGATAAGCTTATTAAGTGGGAGATGTCTAAAAACATGATGAGACCTAAGAGCGATTTTACTAAAGTTAAAATGAACTATAGTATTGTAGCTCCTAGAATGTATAAAGGTAGAATAGAGTCTTTAGTTAAGCGTATTACAGGTTTTGCTGATATGATACAGCTTACGCACTTAAAGTTACAACAAGTAATGTCTAAGATGGTTCCAGATGGTGTTTATCTTGACGCTGATGGTTTAGCTGAAATAGACTTAGGTAATGGAACTAACTACAGCCCACAAGAAGCTTTAAACATGTTCTTTCAAACAGGTAGTGTTATTGGAAGAAGCTTTACTTCAGAAGGCGACATGAATCCAGGCAAAGTACCTATTCAAGAAATTACGTCTGGATCTGGCGGCAATAAAATACAAGCGTTAATAGGTAATTACAACTATTACTTGCAAATGATACGTGACACTACGGGTCTTAACGAAGCTAGAGATGGTAGCACGCCGGATGAAAGAGCTTTGGTTGGCGTTCAAAAAATGGCTGCAGCAAACTCAAATACTGCAACTAGGCATATATTAAATTCTGGTTTGTATTTAACAACTGAAGTAGCTGAAGCTTTGTCTTTAAGAATATCTGATATAATAGAGTATTCGCCTACAAAAGACGCTTTTATTCAAAGTATTGGAGTGCACAATGTAGCTACGCTAGAAGAAATGAGCAACCTACATTTGTATGACTTTGGTATATTTTTAGATTTAGCTCCAGACGAAGAAGAGCAAGCTAAGCTAGAAAACAACATACAACAAGCTTTAGCTCAACAGACTATAGACTTAGAAGATGTTATTGATTTAAGAGAAATAAAAAATATTAAGCTAGCTAATCAACTTCTTAAAATACGTAGAAAAAAGAAGATGCAGAAAGACCAGCAAATACAACAACAAAACATTCAAGCGCAGTCTCAAGCTAATATACAACAACAACAAGCATCTGCTCAAATGGAAGTGCAAAAGCAACAAGCTCTTAAGCAAGCTGAAGCTCAGCTAGCTCAAATGCAAGCCCAACTCGACGCTCAAAAACTACAAGCAGAGTCTGTCATTAAAGAAAGGCTTATGGCTCAAGAGTTTCAATACAACATGCAGCTTAGAGCTATGGATAGCCAAACGTTGACGAATAGAGAGAAAGAAAAAGAAGATCGTAAAGACAATAGAACTAAAATTCAAGCTTCACAACAATCAGAGCTTATAGATCAAAGAAAGTCAGGTAAACCACCTAAAAACTTTGAGTCATCAGGTAATGATACTATTGGAGGTGGATTTAATCTAGGTGGTTACGATCCTAGATAAATTATTAATTTATATTTTATATTATGGAAGAGAACGAAAACGTAGTCGAAGAGACTACACAAGAACAGGCTGTAGAGACAGTTGAAGAAAGTAAGTTTAGCTCTGCTGACGACGATAGCGTCTTTAAAGTGGACTTAAGCAAACCACCAACAGATTCTACTGATGAACAAGAACAAATTGAAAATGACGGAGCTGACGAGCCAGGAGTGGTTGGAAGCGATGAAGCTGCCGAGCCCGCACCGGAACAAAAAGAAGTACAGGAGGAAAGCGAAACACAAGAAGCTCCAGTACTAGAAGAAATTACCGATGAAGAGCCGAATGAGGCTTTGAAAGAGTTAGTTGATGAAGTAGAAGAAGCTGTAGAAGAAGCTGAAGCTACTGGTCAGCCACTACCAGAAAACATTCAAAAGTTAGTTGACTTTATGAACGACACTGGCGGTACGCTAGAAGACTACGTTAGTTTAAACAGAGATTACTCTGATTTAGATAACTTAACTCTTTTAAGAGAATATTATAAGCAAACTAAACCTCATCTAGATGCAGGGGAAATAGACTTCATGATGGAGGATCAATTTTCTTTTGACGAAGAAATAGATGAGGATAGAGATATAAGAAGAAAGAAATTAGCTTTGAAAGAGCAAGTTGCTCAAGCAAAGAACCACTTGGAGAGTGTAAAATCCAACTACTATGATGAAATTAAAAATGGCTCAAGGTTGACAAAAGAACAACAAAAAGCTATTAATTTTTTCAATAGGTAT